ACGATATGGCCTTGTTTGTTGCGATATACATACATTTGTTTAGCCTTTCCGATTTATGCCGCTTGGCGTTTAAAGTTATTGGCACCGGCACCGTGCGCTACAATGGCGATTGATTTCGGGCTTTTTGTGCTAGTACCAGCACACAAGCCGCAAGTGATGCATTGTGTTAGATATCCTGCTTCTTTGCTGGCAGGACATAAAATCTCTTTTCCGGTAATAAGGCTTTCAATGCGGTCAATAACGCGGAATGTGCGGTGGCCTTTGTTCCAAGCTTCTTTTGCTTCTGCTTCACTATCAGCAGATTGCATATAGATTGCAGCGTCAAAACTTGCGCTTTCAATGCCTGACTGGTGACTGTAGGCAGTATGTCCTTTTGCCTTGCTGATAAGGCTGTCCCATATATAGCTTGGAACCGCTGCGCCATCGCCATATGTACCAATGCGAACCATACGGTCAACACCAAGAGCGGCAATAGCTTCGTGACCGCTGATTGCAGGATATTTGCCAGCCTTATAGGCTTTATAGGTAATCAAAACGCCTTGGCCTAGGTTTACATAGCAAGAACGATTTTTTGCGGTCTTGCGGTCTTGCTCATTATGCGCCTCGCCCCTATGTGGGCAATTGCCACAAATAGAAAAATCTTCGCCAGTTTTGTTAGCTTCAAGCGGGTTGATATCGGGACGCAAGATATAGGTTTGAACCATTGCGCCAGTTTTACCGTTGCGACTCTTAGCAATGTTAGCAATTGCGATAATGCGCTTGCCGTCAATTTGGCTTGCTCCGTCATAAATTACAAATGCATTTGGTTTTGTCATTGGTTTAATCCTCTAAGCTTGATTCGATTAACGGTAAAAAGATAGTGACAAGGCCGGTCGCGCCAAGCGCGATAGGCATATAAAGGCCATTTTGAAAGCCGGTGATGGCGTCCATTGTTCCGCCTGCGATAAGAATTAGGCCGATGGTCATTAGAATAATATTATTGAACATTGTTTTGGTTCCCTTGTTTCATTGCTTATATATATACGGTAAAGCATATATTGACATAATCAAGAAAAAAATGACGGTATCGCTCAAAAACTTGCAACGGCTGGCGCGTTTGGCAGGGGATAAGATAAGGGGATATGATAGGGGAAGAGAGGCATCACACCTATGCGGTATTATATCACCACACGCGCGAGTTAACCTGGATTCGGTTAACCTGGCATAATCGCCCATATTTGCCCGCTGGCAGGCGTTGGTGGTTCCGGTGTATGATTCATCATCGGCAGTCGTTGCAAGCCGTCACGCGTCATCCTGCGGCGTTGGCATTTGTCGCATAATGTTTATTATTTTTGTCGCATAATGTTTGGTGTGCTTGTGTGCTAACACGCTGATACACCCCCCCATCGAATCTGCGCGGGGGGCGGCATAAATATATAACATTCCACATCTAACCCCCCCCTTCTTTCTACAACGCCTAAAACCACCCCCACACCCCAAAAGTTACAAGTTTTCTTGCACTGCTATATCAAGTCTGCTATGTGACGAATAGAGGAGTGCCAAATGGGGCGTAAAATCACTGACCCGAAAGAGATAGACCGTGGCAAGAAGAAGTTCATAGAGCTTGTTTCTGACGGTATGTCTGCCAGGAAGGCTTGCACTCACAAGCAAATCCCTACGTTTATGACGATTAGCAAGTGGCTGCGTGATGACGCTGATTTCCGCGACCAGTACAAGGTCGCTATGGAGCTTCGCGCTCAGAAGATTGATGATGATATTGACGATGCTATTGAGCTTATGAAGTATGGAGAGCTTGATGCCCAGCAGGCGCGGGTTGTCATTGATACTTACAAGTGGCGAGCAGCGAAGTTGTATCCGAAGTTTTACGGCGAGAACCAAAAGGTCGAACACGAGCATAAGGTTGTGAGCTTTGTTGACGAGTTGAAGCTAGCAGCGGCGCAGATAGAGCGGCAGCGGCTAGAGGATAACACCATTGATGCGGAGGCTGTTGAAGTTGAAAAAGACTGAGAACACCGACCTGCTTGTTCAGTTGCACAATGACCCAGTTTTATTCGTCACCAGCATTCTCAAGGCAGAACCCCAGCCGTGGCAAGCCGAGGCACTCAAGGCCGTTGCAAGTCACGATAAGGTTAGCATTGCTTCTGGTCACGGTGTCGGCAAGACGGCGTTTCAGAGTTGGTTGGTGTTGTGGTGGCTTGTAACGCATTATCCTTGCAAGGTGGCTGTGACGGCGAACACAGCGCATCAGTTGAGTGATGTTTTGTGGACTGAGATAGATAAATGGGCAAGGAAGTTGCCAGAAGGTTTCAAGCAATTACTGGAGTTCAAGAGCGATAAGATTAGCCTCAAAGGGGCTAGTGACAGCTTTGCGGTTGCGCGAACAAGTCGCAGGGAGAACCCAGAGGCTTTGCAGGGTTTTCACTCAGAGAATATGTTATTCTTGTGTGAGGAAGCGTCAGGTATACCGGATGTTGTCTTCCAGGTCGGTGAGGGTGCAATGTCCACTGCCGGTGCGAAGACGGTTATGTGCGGGAACCCTACGCGGTCTGAGGGTTTTTTCTTTGATAGTCACCATTCTCAGCGTGAGCGTTGGCACACGATGACGGTGAGTTGTCACGAGGCAACCACAGTTTCTGAGCAGTTTCTTGAGGAGATGAAGGACAAATACGGTGAAGAGTCTAATGTTTACAGGGTGCGTGTACTTGGTCAGTTCCCTACGCAATCTGATGATGTGTTATTGCCGCTCTATTTGGTTGAAGAGGCAACTAAAAGAGAAATCGAAGCCTCACCCACTACGCCGGTTGTATGGGGAGTAGACGTTGCAAGATTTGGCGGTGACAGAAGTGCTATCGCTAAACGGCAAGGTAACGTGCTTATGGAGCCGATTAAGACGTACCAGGGTCGAGATATTATGGAGATGGCCGGTATTGTGCTGTCTGAGTATGAGGCTTGCAACTATCGGTTACGTCCTCAAAGCATATATATTGATGCGATTGGCATTGGTGCTGGCCTAGCAGATAGACTGCGTGAGCTTGATTTACCTGCCGTGGCAATATCTGTGTCGGAGACTGCCAGCTTGAGAGACAGGTTTAATCGGCTGCGTGATGAGTTGTTCTGGAATGCTCGTGAATGGTTTGAGGCAAGGGATTGCCATATACCGAATGATGCTACCTTGATACAGGAAATCACCGGGATTAGGTATAAATACTTGTCTAATGGTAAGCTGAAGGTCGAGAGCAAGGATGAGATGAAGCGCAGAGGGCAACGAAGCCCGGACGTAGCAGATGCTTTTGTCTTGAGCTTTGCTGAAAACGGTGCCATTGCTGGCGGCTACTCAAGAGGTTATAGTAGCAAGCGCAGCTTGAAGCCAAACACAGGATGGGTGGTATGACTGACAACATCATAAAGTTTCCGAATAGACACTTAGACGTTGAAGTGGAGCTTGATGAGACTGAAGAAGAATATATGGAGATGGTCGAGGCCATCAACACGATGTTAGAAATGCACGTTGCAGGCTTGCTAGTCACATCAGAGGCAAAATGGCATCACGTTATGGACGCTTGTATGAGTATGGCTGTTAGTGCTGGTCTTCGCGCTGGTATGGTTCCAGAAGAAATTGAAGAAATGATAAAGACATCGAATATCAAAGAGGTTGAGTACGATGCCTAAAGACCCCCGACTAGAAAGAATTGGCGTATCCGGCTATAATAAGCCCAAGCGTACACCCAGCCACCCGACTAAAAGCCACGTTGTTGTGGCTAAATGTGAGGATGGCAGTGTAAAAACTATCCGTTTTGGGCAGCAAGGAGTTTCTGGTGCTGGTAAAAGCCCAAGTACAGCATCAGAAAAAGCGCGGCGTAAATCATTCAAGGCAAGACACGCCAAGAATATTGCAAAGGGCAGATGTTCAGCAGCATATTGGGCAAATAAGGTGAAATGGTAATGGCTAAGGGTATGCCACATTATTTTCGGGATGGCAGTAAACACTCCGGCGGTATGCACAAGATGTCGGATGGTTCATTGCATAGCGGTGCAAGACATACAGGTTCTTCAAAGAAACTGTATCATTTTGCTGAACTTTCAGAAACGGCAAAGAAGAAGGCCAGAAAGAGGACGTAATGAGTAAAATGAAGAAGTCATCAAAGCAAGTAACTGGTAAGTATTGTGGCGGCAAGTAAGCCAAAAGACCCTGCGCTTTGGTCACGAGCCAAAGCAGCGGCGAAGCGTAAGTACAAGGTTTATCCTTCTGCTTACGCTAACGCCTACGCTGCTAAATGGTACAAAGAAAAGGGTGGCAAGTGGGGCGGCTCAGACAATCGTGTGGGGAAAGCGTAATGCCAGCACAAGCCGGACTAGGTAAATGGTTCAAAGACAAGTGGGTTGACGTAAACACAGGAAAGCCGTGTGGCCGCCAGAAAGGCGAGAAACGTGCTTACCCTGCTTGTAGGCCAGCAAAGGTTGCAGGCCGTATTAGCAAGCAAGAGGCCAAGAAGAAGACAGGCCCACAACGCGTGAACTGGTCGGTAACGGCTAGTGGCAAGAAAAGGAAATAGTATGAGTATCTGTGATAAATGTCCGTATCCTAGCCGGTGTCAAGCACAGGCACGTTGTATAGCCTATAAAAAGGATGCAAAGCCTGTTATTATGCAGGAACCAAAGTCTGTGCCGGTTATGACAAGCACAGGAATTGGTATGACAGGAATCCTTAAAAAGACATCCAAAAAGAAAGCGGCAAAGAAATGAACTACGGCAAGACACCTAAAGGCACACCCATTCCAATGTCAAAGCCTAGTGCTATTGAGCGTTTTACTGGAATGCGTACATCGCCTTAGATCGGAA